ATGCAGGCAATGATGAATTCTATGAACCAATTCAAGGGAGCGTATAATGGCTAGTAAGAAAAAGCCTGAAGTTATCGCTTCATTCCCTGGCATTACTGGCCCTACTACAACTGCTGGAACCACAGGATCCACAGGACCTGCTGAGACTCCAGAGCAAATCAAAGCAGACTTTCTACAAAACTACGGCGTACAAGCTGCGCTTATCGCTTCCGACCCTGAGCTTGGTTCGCTTTTCACAACTGCTGTCAGCCAAAACTGGAGTGCTAATAAGTGGGCTGCGGAGTTTCAGAATACCAACTGGGCTAAGACTCGCACACCAGCTCAGCAATCTGCTGAATTACAGCGCACATCTGACCCAGCGGCTTACTCGGAAGCATACAACAATGCTCGCCAGAAGCTCATCAGCACAGCAAGCTCATTGGGTATTAACCTTACCCCATCTCAAATTGGTCAAGCTATTGACCCTGCAAACTATAGCCAGCCTCATGCTTTAGACACCACTGGTCAAAACCTTGCTGAGTGGATTCTTTCTAACAACCCAACAGATTCTGCGCTTCAAGCGCACTTGGCTCAAGTTGGCAGAGTCAATGCCACACTCACCGGCGGACAAGCTCAGACAACTGCACAGCAGTTGAAGCAACAAGCTATGGACTTGGGCTTGAATAACATGACGCTTCCTGGCGGACAGGATTACTTCGCTCAAGCGGCACAAGGCATTATCGCTGGAACCACATCCGCTCAAGAGCAGAGCCAGTATTTGATTAACCAAGCCAAGACCATGTTCCCTGCTTATGCCAAGCAGCTTGATTCTGGCATTACGGTCAAGGCGCTTGCGGCTCCTTACATCAACACGCTTTCCAACTTGCTTGAAGTTGATCCTACAACTATCGACCTGTCTGCTCCTACTGGCTACGGCTCAATGATTACCAAGGCTTTACAGGGCAACGGCGACCCAAATAACCCAACGCCCATGACTGTCAGCGACTTTTCAAATCAGGTTCGTCAAGACCCACGCTGGCTTAACACTCAGAATGCCAAGGACAGCATTATGAATTCAGGCGTACAATTACTTCGTAACTTTGGATTGGTGACTGGCTGATGGCTAGAGATTCTGAATTTGGCGGCGACGCAGCAATCGAAGATACAACACCTACAGCATCAGCGGTAGATACAGCGGTTTACGCTCAAAATCCTAACACTGGTTATGTTGAAGGTGGAGCAGCTCCTTTAACGTCTGCTCAAATTGCAGCGGCTCCTGCTGGCGCTACAACCGCACCAACAGTTGCAGCAGCTCCAGTTGTTAGCCAGCCAGTAGCGGTTCCCGCTGCTCCTGCTGCTGCACCAGTTGCGCCTGTGGCAAATGTAACCATTCCTCAAGGTACTGACCAAAATGCCCTTCAGATGCTATCGAGCCTTTTTCAAGGCTACGGATTGACCGGTGATATTGCTGGCGGAATTACAGGCTTGCTTCAAGGTGGCTTAACCTCAGATACTATTCAAGCAATTCTTGAAAGCCCAAATCCTTCACAGGCGCTTTCTGGCATGAACCTTACCCCTGCTCAGCAATCAGCGGCAGGCAACTTGGTTAGCTCGTGGCAAGCACGTTTCTCTGGAAATGCTGCTCGTATCAAGGCTGGTCTTACACCACTTAGCCCAGCGGATTATATCAACACAGAAAATTCTTACAAGGCAGTTATGCAACAAGCTGGCTTGCCAGCGGCATCTATGGATCCTGCATACCTTGGTCAGCTTATTGGTCGTGACGTTTCTCCCGCTGAGACACAGCAACGCGTAAGCGCAGCCATGACAGCGTTGCAGTCAGAAGACCCACAGGTTATTGCTCAGTTGCAAAGCCAGTACGGTCTATCCACTGGAACCATTGCGATGCACTTGCTTGACCCAAATCTTGCTTCCAATGTTATCCAGCAGGAAGTTACCGCAGCTCAAATCGGAGCTGAAGCGGCTCGTCAAAATGTTAATATTGCCTATGGTGGCACTGGCCCAATGAGTGCCATGTCACTTGCTGCACAGGGTATTACCCAATCACAAGCAGCTCAAGGCTTTCAGAATATAGCTACGCAGATTAACCCATTGCAATCACTTGCTGGGCGGTATGCAGGCTATACCTCACCTGAGACAGTGGGAGCAGCTCTAGGAGCTGCAACCTTTGGTACTCAAGGTGCAGCACAGGCTCAACAAGAGCTTGAGCGTCTCAAGACCCAAGAAGTCTCCGCCTTTAGCGGATCTGCTGGTGCTTCCACCGGAAGCCTCGGCATGAGGGATACAAGCGGACAGCTCTAAATAGAATCCGTCACCACTGACCAGCATGGATGACGCGTATTAAGACTGGTAGTAGGAGCCAAGATACATTCCCCTGTGTAACTTGCGGCCTGCGTCTCAATCAACAAGAAAGGGAGTGCCGATATGGCAAACCAATACGAAGATGACGAAGACGACTTCACTGGCGAAGAAGTCCAACAGGATGCACCAGCCAATCTCCGCAAGGCTTTGAAAAAGGCTGAGCGTGAGAAGAAGGAACTTGCTGAACAGCTAGCACAAATTCAGTCAGACCTTCGGAATCGTTCCGTCAAAGAAGTGTTGGCAACAAAAGGTGTACCTGACAAGGTGGCGAAGTTTATTCCTGCCGATGTCTCCACACCAGAGCAAGTAGATGCTTGGCTTAATGAGAATGCTGATGTATTCGGATTTGCAAAGCCAGCAGATGCTCCTGCCAGCGAAGAAGAACAAGAGAATATCCGTTCGTATGACCGAATCAATGCAGCAACGCAGAACGTTGCTACACCTACCCGTGATGCTGACCTTATGGGCAAAATCGCAGGTGCTAAAAACATTGATGAGCTAAATGCGCTAATGGGTCAATCGATTCAACGCCGCCGGTAGCCCACAACCCAACCAATCGCACTAACCTTATAGAAAGAAGGTGACAACATGGCAAACGCTTATACAGATACATCGTCTGGCTCGCTCGGTACCTCACTCGTACAGACAGCCTATGACCGTTATGTTGAGTTTGCTCTCCGTGCTGTTCCTCTTATCCGCGATGTCGCAGACAAGAAGCCAGTACAACAGGCTATGCCTGGTTCTTCAGTAGTCTTCCAGATCTACACAGATTTGTCACAGAAGACTTCACCACTTTCAGAAGACGTTGATCCAGATGCTGTTGCCCTTGGTAACACCACTCCTATCACCGTTACTCTGAATGAATACGGTAACGCTTCACTTGCTACCCGCAAGTTGGAGTTGTTCTCACTCTCAGATGTTGACCCAGCAATTGCTGACATCATCGCCTTCAACATGGCCGACTCGCTCGACACTGTTGCTCTTAACACCCTCGTTGGTGGACCAAACGCTATCGCAGAAGTAAACGGCTCGCTCGTTTCAACCTACGCTGGTACCTACACCAACGGCACAACCCAGGCTTCAATCCTTGGAACCGACGTCATCAAGTCACGCGATATTCGTACCGCTGTTGCTAAGTTGCGCGCTAACAAGGCTGTTCCTCGCCAAGGCGAGTACTACTGGTGTGGTATCCACCCAGAAGTTTCATTCGACCTTCGCGCAGAAACTGGCGCAGGCGGCTGGCGTGACGACCATAAGTACTCCGAGACAGGCGCTGCCGAATTCTGGCCAGGCACCATCGGAACTTATGAAGGTGCAATGTTCGTTGAGTCACCACGTTTGTTCAACGCAGCAGATGGTACCGGCGCAACCGGTAACACAGGAACCTTCGGTGGTTCTTCCTACACCTACGGTACTGGCGGCGTCCGCGTCTTCCGTACTCTCGTTGCTGGTAAGCAGGCTCTTGCTGAGGCTGTTGCCGAAGAACCACACGTTATCTTCGGACCAGTTGTTGATAAGTTGATGCGTTTCCGTCCAATCGGATGGTACGGCGTACTTGGATGGGCGCGCTACCGTGATGCCTCTCTCGTGCGTATTGAGTCAACATCTTCAATCCACAACTCCTAATTTAGGCAGTTAGTAGTTAGCCCCGTCATATAAAGGGCGGGGCTTTCTACACCAATCGAAAGGATCATAGTGCCATACCAATTCACACCACCATCGGTTGAAGAAGGTCCAGCGGGCTTTACCCGCTTGTTCTGGCGCTATCGCATTGCCAGAGGTGATAGCCTTTTGGTATACGGCACAGCCGTAGTACGCACTCGTACACCCGCTGTACAAGATACACAAGAAGCGGATTATTGCTATCTCGGTGGTGGCGTTTACATCATCACGCAGGCAGAAAAAGACATTCTTACTAACGCTGGTTATGGCGCCAACATAACCTATGTAGCATAAGGAGCCACTGTGAATCCAGGCAGATATAACATTACGGTAGTCAATGGTACTACCTTCGCATTATCGCCCCAGTGGCTTATTGACAACCTTCCTGTCAACCTCACAGGCTACAGCGCAGACATGCAGGTACGCGATGTGAGCAACAACCTTGTTGTTGAGCTATCAACTGCCAATGGCAAGATTACAATTAACGCAGCTTTGGGTCAGGTTAATCTCAACCTTACCCCTACCCAAACCAGCGCAGGAAACTTGCCAGCAGGCAACTACACCTACGCCCTGAATCTTACCGATTCAGCAAACAATGTTTATCAGATTCTCCAAGGTTCATTTGCTGTTAGCGCAAGCGTGGTACAGTAATGTCAGTAACCGTCAACTCAATCTCAACTGTCGTCATTCCGGTTGCAACCAACGTCTTTAACGTTGGCTCTAACCAACCTCAAATTATTGAACTTGGGCCTGTTGGCCCACAAGGTATTCAAGGAGCAACAGGTGCTAACGGTAACACTGGGCCTACTGGCAATACTGGTGCCACTGGCATTGTCGGGCCTACTGGTAGCGTGGGAGCTACGGGTGCTACAGGCACAACAGGAGCAACCGGAGCAGGACAAACGGGTGCAACAGGAAATACAGGCAGCCAAGGCCAGACTGGCCCGACTGGCTCAGTCGGAAACACTGGCAGCACAGGCCCTACAGGCTCAAGTGGATCCACAGGTTCTACTGGACCTACAGGTAGTGTTGGCGTCACAGGGCCTACTGGATCCACAGGCAGCGCCGGAGTAACTGGAAATACAGGCCCTACGGGCGTTGCAGGCCCTACGGGAGCCACAGGTAGCACTGGTGCTACAGGCAGTGGCGCAACAGGCGCTACGGGCGCCACCGGCGCAGGCGGCTCTCTAGGCCATTACGGCAACTTCTACGATACCACCACCCAGACCAATGCTGGCGCTACAAGCGCTAACCTCATCACCATTAACACTAATGCTGGCTCTAGTGGAGTAAGCATTGTATCTGGCAGCCAGATTACCTTTGCCTATGCTGGTACATATTCCGTCAATTTGCTTGGTCAATTCATTACCACAGGCGGCGGTAGCAATTATCAGGTCAACGTCTGGTATGCCCTCAATGGCACAGCGGTGACTGAATCAACCGCAATCTTTACCACCTCTGGCGTTAACAATCAAGTGCTTGCCAACATTGAAGACTTGGTTACCGTCAACGCTAATGACTACATCCAGTTCTACTGGTCCTCACAAAATACATATATGGAGTTGCTTGCCGCATCAGCAGGTTCATCTCCAACTCGTCCCGCTTCCCCAAGTGTTAACCTTCATGTCGAACAGATTATGTACACGCAACTTGGACCGACAGGAGCAACGGGTGCCACAGG